TCAGGCAGTTCGGTTGCATTAGGCCTACCATACACCGAATTGTCCTCTATGATGAGTTCATAGTCCCTAACATCGGCAAATTCCTTCAAATACTTAAGTAAACCGCCGTATATTACCTTTTTTCGTACATCATATAGGCGTATTTTGCCGTCCCACATACGATTTTTGTATGCTGGCATGAATTTATACCCTTCAACGAAGAAGCAAAAGTGCTCTGAGATTTCCATCTCTATCCCCGGTTCAGTCACTAACTGGAGAAAGACTTCATTCTTCTTTTTAACTATTATTTTTTCCAAGTCACAATTCCGTCGTATAATGCATATGTAAACTTATTAGTCTTTAATTCATAACCTTTAAAGTCTACAATTTTTTCTTTAGAGTTTTCTGAGATAAAATCTCTCAGCTGAGACAAAGAATGCCATTTACCATTCTTCTTTTCTATTTTATCTATAAGGGTCATTTAGTATCCACCACTCTTAAACCATCCTTTACCTTTTAATTGAAAACCACCACTAGCAACTATAACTTTTTTCAACTCTTCTTCTTTACATTCAGGGCAAGTTGATAGTGGATCATCTACAATTCTTTGCATTTTCTCGAATGCGTGATCGCATTTCTTACATACGTAGTTATATGTCGGCATTAACTAATTTACTCCAATCAGTATCTTCATCCATCATCTGTACTTGCCCTTTGAAATGTTGTGCTTCTATTAACCGATTATAAATACCTGCGTTATTCATACGCAAACCATAACCTTCTTTGTGGCATCTGTAGAGTGATCCGCTTTCACCATGAAAATGAATTTCATCTTCACGATCAAACACAAGAGTAATACCACTGTTCATTCGCCAACTGTCACCATTTAAGTAACCACCACTCCATCCTGCTAGAACTTTGTAGATAGGGAACGTACCCTTACCTTCTTTAATTTTTAACACTACCCAGTTGTCTGGCGTATAATCACTCATTTCGACTCCAACCATCTTATAGGTTTGCCCTGGCGTTCTTCGAATTGACGTATCAGTTCTTCATATGTAATCAGACTTTCATCTTTTATATTGTCCAACCAATCACCAAAGGCATTCCAGTCTTCTGTACGCATAGGAGCAACACCATATTCTGATTTGCCGCACCAGTATGTATCATCATCTAGTCCATAGATGTCGATACGACCACAAGAATAGTTTTCTAAAAAGTCTTTATACTCTACTACTGGTAATATCTTCCCTGATGTTTTCTTCAATACAAACGGTATGTCTCGTTCTTCGTACCAACGAGTAGAAACAGGGCCCATCCAATTTGTGCTATAGCTAATCATTGATTACATCCCGCTAGTGAATTTATTCCACTCAATAATATTTTTAATATTTTGATGTCTCCACTTTACGTTTTCAAGTATTTCTTTTAACGTATCGACGAGCTCTTGCGTGTAATGCATTTTGGCTTGATGCTCTTGGATTAATGGATCTGCATCATACCACTTATCCATATCTCCTTTAAGTACTGTTAAACCATTCAAAGGATCGTATTCCCATCCTTTAGCATCAATTTCTACTTTACTTAATTTACCATTGTAGTGCATAAATTTATCACGTAGCAATACCTTAAACTGAAGATCTAATTTCTTAAATCTTAGTCTATTAATAGAATATAGTTCTAGGTATTTTGAATGAAGTTTAGCAGAATCTCTAGCAGATTGGTCTAATTGTAATTCATCAATGATGGAATCTTTCTTCCACATTTCAAGTATTGTTTCAAGGTTATTCATTATATCTCCATAGTATAGAATTATTTATAAGGTATAAAAATACCTACTTTATTTCATAATAAGAATAATGTAAAGTTACGTCAGCTTGCAAGTACTCAATATCAGTTTGTTGCGTTGAGAATTCAACTGCAGATAATGATGTTGGGAAGCAATCTTTAAATGTAATTTCTTTTGTAACATTATTATGGCTACTCAAAATTGCTAAGGTAGCGTCTGATTTAAACTTTTCTCCCTTATTGATTATATTATGCATCCAATTAAACATTTCGATATAGTTTTCCATATCTTCTGTAATGTTAAATCTAATAGCTAAATCTCCAAACGCAATTCTGTCACCAGTCATAGCAAGGTTAGAACCTTTATATGGAACGGCAGCTTCAGATAGAGTTAAATCTGGCAGAGTGGCTGAGGTACAAAAGTATTCAACATTAGCATATTGCGTTGAATCAATTTTGAATTGAAACCCTGTAGGGCTTAAAAAGTTTTTATTTGAAGTAGTCATATATCTATTTATACGCCTTAAATGTATGAATTATAAAAATGCCATCCATGGCCAGCTAACTCCTTTAAATCTATTCTTTTTCGGTTTCAACACCAGTCTTATCAGCAACACTTTTGATTGTACCAGATACAACATCCAAAGTACCTGCAGTAACTCCAACAACATCTGAAGCAACTCCCCCGACAATACTTTTAGTTCCATCAATAACAGAATCTACAGTATTACAACCAGCTAATAAAACGACGGTCATTAATGCAAATAACTTGTGCATAGTAACTCCCTCATTTTCAGTATTTCCGATTGTGGTTCCCTTTCCACCACTGCGGTGTGTACCACTTAATACACAGAACATCTTCCTTGTACTTATTTATAGGCATAAAAAAAGGGCCCCGAAGGACCCTTTTAAACATGTTGCTTAGCTTAAGATTAAGCTGAGACCATGATACCGTCAACTCTAAAGATTCTAAAGTATGGGTTAGTTCTAGCTGTACCAACAGTTCCGTCAGTAGCTACGAATGGATTTGCAACCATACCGTAACGAGTCTTGAAACCAATCTTAGGCTGGAAGTCTTGCTCACCAATTGCTTTAACCATAGTTAAAGGAACGTATGGGCAATAGAATACACCAGCGTCATATGGGTTAGTACCCTTATAACCAACAGTTACATAGTCAGCATTAGCGCCAGCTGCGTATGGATCAACATATACCTTGAACTTACCGTTAAGAACACCAGCAAAAGTATTACCAGTATCATCAACATTCAAAGAAGTTGAAAGCGCAGGACTATAATCCAACATGCCAGAAGCAGCAAGTACTGAAGCAACGTCTGAAGAACAGATAACATAGTTACCTTTTCCACGTCTAGTTTCTTTAGCAATTTGGTTAGCTTCTCTTTCGATTTGCATGATAAGACCTTTAGCCTTCTCTGCCAACCAACGACCATCTGAATCGGAATCTACATTGAAGATACCTTTGATAGCTACGTTAGCTTGTCTAGCACCTAGAATAGCAGAAGAGTTTACTGTACGAACGATCTCTCTGTTGATTTCCGCAAGGATTTCAGAAGAAAGGATGTTAGCAAGTTCAGCTTCAGCATCTAGACCGTGGACTGCTTTAAGATCTTGAGCAAGTTCCATAGTGTATTCAGCTTTAAGGGCTCTTGACTTAGCAGTAACAGTAGCTTTGTCAATTGAGAATGCCATTTCACCGAAGTTAGTACCACCACCGTCGCCAAGTGCTTCAGCAGCTGCAGTAGAAAGACCAGTACCGTAAGTTGAAGTAATATCTGCAACAGCAGTATCAAGGATAGATCCATCAGAATCAGCATCAGTAGAAGCTTCTAGACCAGAAGGTCCAACTTCTTGAGCACCAGTACCAGAGAATCCAGTAACAGCTTCGTTATGAAGTGCTTCTGTTCCGCCCTGTGTGGTGTACTTAGACTTCATTGCAAAGATAAGACCAGTAGGTCCAGTCATTGGCTGAACGCCAGCGATATCATAAGCGATGAGGTTAGGCATTGCACGTCTTACTAGAGAGATCAATACGGGATCGAATCCCTTGACCGCACCAGCAGTAGCGCCCATACCAGCACCAACTACGTTAGCTGCTGCTTCGCCAAGGAAATTTCCCTGGACAGATTGTGCATCTTCACGAGCTGCCATTTCTTGGTTCTCCAACAAACGAGCTGTAACAGCTGCTTTATGTTGGTCATTAATTTTTGGAAGATCTGTATGGCCTAGAACCGGTGACCATTTTTCCATTAAGTTTGAGTCTGCGTTAAACATTTTTTATTTCCCCTATAGACTATTGATTAAATTTTGAGATAGCTTGAGTATATCTAGCCATAACATCGCCAATTTCGGCAGGTGCTTCGTCGGTACCAACTAACATTTGAGCGTCATCCACTGATTCAGTAACTTCACCTTTGAAGTATGACTCTTTAACAACTTTAACTTTCATTTCGAAAGTTTCGGCAGTATCAAAATCGATATCTTCAACTAAAGAACTTAGCTTTTCAGCTTCAGTCAATGCCAACCCAGAAGATGCTTCTCTAACAATCTCAGTTCTTTGCAATTTCTGCACAGCTTCGGTCATTTGAATATTATCTTCGGTTGATTTGTTCAAAGCTTCTTCTAGCTCAGCAACTGATGCAGACAATTCGTCTACTAAGTCAACCTTACCTTCAGGAACTTCAATATAGTGCTCTTTAAACACTGATTGTAAAGAAACCATAAAGTCTTCTGCAATCTCAGTCCTAAGACCTTCGGTTACAGTTACTTCATTCTCTTCCATCCAGTTAGAAACTACATAGTTAAGGTATGAATCTACCTTCTCTACTAGCTCTGACTTGATTTCAGTAACTTCTTCTTCGAGGTTTTGAACGTAC